TTGTCTTAATATCTCAAGCTTTGATGTGCCAGTTACTATCTCACCACTTAGATCGAATATGATATCAAGATTATTGTCTTGTAGGTATGATGTAGCGGACATAGGCGTTCTATTTTCCACAAGTGGGAACAATGCCCCACCTCTCAATACAGATATCCTAACGTAGTTAACATAGTCTGGAGGCATAACCATTTTTAAGTCATCACCCATCTCAAGTTCTATAACCTTAATGTTTTTTAATGCGTCATAGTTAAGCTCTTGTACTGCTCTCTTGGCATGAAACAATACGGCATATCTGTCAATATTGTTTACTATTTTATCGTTACCGACATACATCAACATAAAATTGTTAACAACGTCAGCTAGGCTTACATATTGGTATGTTCCCCAGTTAACATCTGTTGGTATAACTCCGTTATTTGTGTAGTATTGATAGTTAGTAATGTATGCCATTTGTTATTGGTTTTGTTGAATGTCTTGTATTTCTTGAGCCTTAGCAACTTGTACAATATCTTGCTCTCTTATGCTAATACCACAGTAAGCGAGTATTTTAACTACCAATAATGGAAACTCATCCATCGGCAACTCAAAATCTTGATAGTCATTGGCAGATGGATTGAACAATGGGTCCGAATCTCCAGGCCCTAATGCAACATATGTCCACTTTGGATCTAAAGGCATTCTTAAGTAATGAGCAGAAACACCTGATGTTATAGTATCAGGAAACACAGTGATATCAGATCCAGAGAATGTATATGCTGGGTAAAATACAGTAGGTGCTGTTAAGTTTGAATTTAAAAGATTTAATATCTTTCTGTGTGACACCTTACCTACCTCAGTATTGTTGTAAACTATCTTCTCTAGGAAGTAATAATCAGATGGAGCGGTAAAGACATTTAGAGATCCAGTTAAGTTTACTGACGTGTAAAATATATCAAGCGACTCAGCCACATTTTTAGGAACATCTGAATAACCTTCACCATATCCTCTAGCAATGCTCTTTAGCACTGCATCAGAATACTGCTCCATATAGTTTGTAAATATCTCAAGCTGTGCTTGCTTTGCGTACAGATTGAACTCAAATGGTGTTATGTATCCTCGATTGTCCTTACTTAATATAGACAGAACGGTATTTCTAACTTCGTTTATCATCGAATGTCTTTTTACAAAGATAAATAAAAAAAGGCACTCTTTTGAGTGCCTCTTCCTTTCTAGTTTTATTGCTTATTATGCAACAGTAACCGCACTAACAGCTTGAGGGACAGTTGCTACATGTATAACATTTGTCCAAGATGTTTGCAATGCATCATTAATTGCATTTTGAATAGCAGTACGCATACTAAAAGCAACTTGAGCTGCATGAGCTAATGTAACTACTTTACCACCATTATAAGTGATTGTTGTTGTAGCAGCAGTTCCACTACTGTTTGCAGAACCTAGTCCTGAAGCAACTAAAACAACATTTGTAGCTGAAATTAATTGATTTCCCTGTGAAGTTACAGGAATACTGATAAACTTTTCCATTGTTTAAAAATTTAATGGGTTAATAATAGCACAAATATACTATTTTTCTGATATTTTATCTTCTAAGAATTTATAGAAATCCATACCGTCCTCTGACTGCAACCAAGAGGCCAAAACGAATATATGATTCTCTCCATATGGAACTGTCATAATTCTTTTTTTATTGTCCTTTAAGTTATAATGTACGTCCTTATTATTTCTAAAAGTTAAGTATCCGTCAGATATAGCTCTTGATGCTATGTTGTTAATTCTTAACATTGGATCTTCAGCAGCATCTAAGAAATCCTCTGGATATCTTTTAGCAAATAACAACATGTCTCTCTTTATTTCAGATGAGGTCATAGTAGATACGTCCTTACCCAATACCAATCGAGCAATTGCTTCCAAACTTGTAATATCAAGCTCTCTTGCAAGCAATAACGCATCGATCTCTCTATTGATATCTTTAACGTCTTGTTGAGCGTCTTTCTCGTTGTCGAATTCATAAAACTCAGACCCATTGCCTGGATGGTAATGTAAGAATAATTGTAGTACTGGATTTGTTTTAGGAACTATTAAAACACCATCTTCAAATACTACTGGCTCAAGAATTACATTTTGATCTTGATTCTCTTGAAAAGGGGTGTTTGAGTTTCTAGCGTATCTTAATGGGTGATTTGTGTTTGTTTCCTCATCAAAGTGAAGTAGACGTCTACGTGGAGTGTCTCTTGATGGTAAAAAATAAGTTAGTGGGGTTCCACTACTTTTTAATAAATAGGTTCTGTCTTTTGATTCTAGCTTAGCTAGTTTAACTTTTGTTTCCATTGTATATAATTTAATTTGTTTTTAAAAAATAGAGAGGGACACTAATGCCCCTCTCTGTGTTTATTCTTATCCTTTGAAGATAAAGAAGTTGTTAGCTCCAAGAGTACAAAGTGCTCTTTCAGACAAGAAGTTAACTTGCATTGCATCTAGGTCGCTTGTTGAAGCACCACCTGCACTACCAGTCATCCAAGTCTTGTAACGTCTGTCTTCAGTTTCAGAAGCTCTGTATCGAACGTGTAAGAACGGTCTGCGAGCATTTTTACCAAGAACTTGATCGTATACACTCATTGTACCAGCTGGAACAAGAACTCCGTTAACTGCACCACCAACTAAACCACCACGAAGAGTAGCATCGTTAAGGTATTTCCAGTCAGTCTTGTAGAACTCATAACCTCTTCTAAATCCAGAGAATCCAAGATTTAAAGCCATTTCCTCATTGTTATCAAACAATCCGTAAGATGTACCACCAACTCCGTAAGAGTTTTGTGCAGCCAACATATCATCGATATCAAAAGAGAACTGACGGTTTAAGAACAATACGTTCTCAGCGATAGCTCCTTGCTTGTCAAGACGTTGTACGATAGTATCAAAGTCAGATAATGCAGATGGATTACCACCAGACCATACGTTACCTCTAGACTCTATCTCGTGGAACATACCTTTAGTACCAGCAGAACCAGTAGTTGCTGGAGCTACAACTGGTTGCGGAACCAATCCTACATAAGAAGCTGCACCAGAAGTAGACTCAGCAGGAACACCTTCTACCATAGCCATTTCTAAGTAATCTTCGAAACGTAAACGAGTCTCGTGCTCTGATTTCATGTACCATAAATAACCGCTAGCACCATTTTCAGTAGTTACCTCAACCCATCCAACTTGAGCCATATCAGAACCAGACACAGTGTAGTTGTCTTTGATGATTATTGGCTTAACATCGAATATTAAATCTTCAGCCTCTAAAGAACCTGCCATTCCGCTTGTTCCTTTAGCAAATTCAGATCCGTAAACAAATGCAGTTACTCCTGTTGTTGAACCACTAAAAGGTGAAGTAGCGTTGAAATCGTTATCATAATAAGCTACAGTAAACGTAGAAGTAGTTACGACAGTAATAATAGCTTTTGCTGATTCAGCTGCAACTTGCTGAGAAGACAAAAATACTGTTTGGTTTACTCTGAAATTACAGCTACCAGAAGGTAATGTAAAAACTTGAGTTCCAGCAGAAATAGCACCAAATGTCAATCCAGTGTACTTAGTATGTAAACGTCCTTGCTCTGCCCACTTAATCAAGTCAGAGTTTGAAGGAAGTTCAGCTCCAACCATTCTTAAGAATGATGAAATAGAACGGTTTCCATAACGCTCGAATTCTTGCTCATAAGTATCAGGAAGATACTGATTCAAGAAGTCAAAGTTTGTAATATAGTTTGAAGGCAATGTTGCCTTCACTGAGCTAGGTGTAATCAATACACCTGGACTCGCTTGTAATGTACCAGCCATTTTTTAATTTTTAAAAGGTTTTCTAATAATCAATCTATTACCACGTTCCTCATCAATAATTCTAACTTGTGGCCCTTCTTTCGGAGTAGGCGTTGGTGCTGTTCGAGTCATGTCAATATTTTTAGACTCTTTAGCAATATTGCCTACAGCGTCTGCTTTTCCTTTTTCATAAAAGTACTTTGCAAATCTGTCTGGGTTGTTAGCTACAGCTATAGCTTTATGAAATGATTCAGCGTTCTTAAGGTAGCCATCTTCATTCAAAAACTTCGATACGAAGTCCATTATGTTTGACTGTTCCTTAATCATAGTGTTAGAATCTGCTGGTTTATATACCATCTTATTGTTTTCATCGATATTGAATCCGAAACCTTCGAATTTATCAGAGAACAGTTCAGATGTTTTTTCAGCAAAAAACTTAGACCGTTTCACTTGCTCCATCTCATGTTGAGTAGCGGCTTCTTTATAACTTTTAAAGCTATCGTATGATTCCTTATCTTCTTCAGAAACAAATGGTGCCCTTGACTCAAGTGGTACCTTATATTGATCTTTTAAATCATCGAAATATTTTTTAGCTTTCGTAAGTTCTTTTTTAAACGCTAATTTTTTTTGTTTGACTTCTCTTTCTTCATCAAGATCTTCGTCATAACCAAACTTAAGACCGATCTCAAATCTAACATCATCTGGATCTAGATCTGGATTCTGATCTTTATAGTAATCAAAAATTAGCGTATCTGGTTCTGCATTCGAATAATCTTTATTTAATTTAATAAAGTCATTGATGTTTCTACCAGTTTCTTTTTTGTACTTTAGGAATGCAGCTACATCTTCTGGAAGTTCTTCGTTCTGATTTCTCTGTTCAAATAACTCATCCAGAGAGCTGATCTCCCTGTTGTACCTTGTTTTAAGATGTGAAAGAACGACATTGTCATCAATATCTGGAGTCGGAGTAGGCTCTGGTGAGGGTGGTTCTTGCGTTCCATCTTGCTCTTGCCTTAACTTATCTTCGTGCTCCTTTAATAATTTCTCTTCAATTTCAACCTTTGACTTCTCTTCGAATTCAACGGCTCTTACTTTAAATTCTCCTTCCATTATATTTAATTTATTTTTTACAAAGATAATAATTATATTTCATTACATATAAATCCTTTAATATAGCTAATATAATATGCAAAAACATATAAATGTAGCTCAAATAGCTAATATATTATACACAAAAATAAGCCATATTTAAAGCTTATTTTTCATTTTAACTTTTTTAGTTATAGGGACATTCATTGTTGCCTCAATATTAAATTGAGTAGGGTACCCAGATCCTTTTGATGCTGATACAGATGTTGTTAAACGCCCTGTTGATACTGATGCTCCAGTATTTACATCATAACCAGACCCTGGCGAGAATACGCCAGAAGCGAAGGGTTTTACTTTTATTTTACTATTTCTCATATTATCTAGGTTCAAATGAATCTAATCCGAAACCATCCAATGAGTCTTCATTACTTTCGAAATTCATAGGTGGTAAATTATTTTTTCTTTGGTTTATTAGTTCAGACTGTCTACTGGCTTGTATGTCAATACGCTTATCTTTCGCATTCTCCTTGTCCTCTCCAATCTTTTTTAATTGTTCTGCCTCCATGCCTTTTAATTGCATGTTGTACTGAAACTCTTGATCCATCAATTGACGTTTAAGTTCAGCCTCTGCTTGTAACTGCTGAACAGCAAACTGCATCTCCGCTTGTCTTAACTCTATCTTAGATTGAGACTCCATCTGAATTAATTGAGCTTTTGATTCGGCAGCAGCTTGTTGAGATTGCATATTTGTCTGCATTTGCATTCTGTATTCCATCTCTTTTTGTTTTTGCTGTTGCTCCATTCTTTTCTTTCTCTTCATCTTAAGTAGCTCATTAGCCAACTTAATATTACTAACCATTCTAATATCAATAGCATCTTCCAGATCAATGGTTTGTTGTTGAAGTGCGATCTGAATATTTGACTCAAGGCGTTGCTTTTCTTCTTCATCTGGAGATAACTCTATAAAAATTCCAAAATTGTGTAAGTATAATTCTTTAATATCTTCAAGTATAGCGACATTGTACTTACCTATTTGCATAGAGAAATCTTCAGCAAAATCAGAATACTCAAGTATATCCGCTATTCTTATTGATATACATTCAGCCATTCTTTTTGTTACGTTTAATCCAGCAGTAAGTATATGTCTAGTTGCTGTATTGCTATTTAAAGCAGCTAATTTTTGAACGCCTACAAGAGCATCTGGACTAGGTGTTGATGCATCTCTTGCTTCATTTATGCCTGTCACCTCTCTTATCATGTTAAGGTTATAGTTATATACATTAATGAGTGAAGACATTTTAGAGGCCCCATTGTTTGAGTTTAACTCTTGGATGGGTATCCTTGCATTATTAAAATCACCATCTTGCGTATAGCTTCTACCAATAACACTACCAGTTTGAAAATATAGCTTAAGAGCATCTTCTGGGCTATAAGCGGCACCAGTTCCAAGATCAACTTCGTTAATACCGTCAGCGTCTATAAAAACACCATCTGGTACTATACGTGCCATAACTTGTTGCAGTTTTAAATGAGTTAGCTGTATTTGATCAGCAAAAGGTATCATCCTTCTCACGAGAGACTCTACATTCCCCTTATACATTCTAGGAGCATAAGAGATATAGTTAGGTAATGCCTTCTGAGTCGATGACTTTGGACGAACCATATTTTTCATCAACTCCCACTTGACTAATGTATTAGTACCTGCTACTAATATACCCTCATACCATGCGTCTCTAACGGCTTCTATTCTTTCGAACATCATGCCCTCTTCTACAGGAGGATTAAATTTTCCATCCTTCCTTATTACTCTTTCTCCACCATTTTCTAACATTTTTTTCTTCCACACAAAACGCATGTCAGTCTTATAGTTAAAATATAACAATGTCACAACTTCATTTAAAAATGCGTCATCTTGATATTGTCTTGTAATAGGGAAATAGCTATACCAAGCAGAACTAGTGTCTTTTATTTCTTGAAGTTCTTCTTTTGTTAGGTTTGGGTTTATTTTTAATAATTCAGTGTAGTGTACTTGTTTTACTTCACCAAAATAATAACAGTCTGAGAAATCTGGTTTCTCTGTGTAGCTGTGAATCCAATTTGCTGGATCAACATAATCTATTTTAACACCATCATTCATTAAAAAGGTGTGTCTCATAACGCCAATG